TATCAGTTAGAAGTTTAAATACAAGAGCTATTGAGTTCTATAAGAAATATGGATTTATCAAAGTTAGTGATATCGAATGGGGTAAAACAAAACAAGTCAAAGGTGAAGTTTATTTATTAGAACAAAAGCCATTGTATAGATATAAGGAGAATAAGTTTGTCTAAACTAGGAGTTATAAAACATTTAGATGTAGAACCAGCATTATTAGATTACGATGATGTATTGAATTTTATAGACAATACAAAGTTTTCAAGAGTTAAAACAAAATATAGTAAAGGTGATGATTGGACAGCAATCTCTTTACGAGGTTATGGTCCTACACCATTAGATATTTTAAAACCAAATGTACTAAAAAGTAAAGTTAATGAAAGTGCTGAACTACAAGACACGACCTTGATGGACATAGCTGGTTTTGGAGTTATCAAAGAGATACTAGATAAGTTACCATCAACATTTGAACGAGTTAGACTAATGAAGATAAAAGCTAACTCAAGTATCGGTAAACATTCAGATAAGATTGATAAGGACTTTGGGTTAGAAGATGGTAAGATTGTTAGAATCCATGTTCCTATCAGAACTAATGACCAAGTTAATTTTTCACTTTGGGATGACAGAGAAGAGATACAAAACTATCTCGAAGAAGGTCATTATTATTATGTAGATGTCCGAGCGCCACACGCTGTACAAAACAATAGTGATGTCGATAGGATTCATTTAGTTATTGACACCTATGTAAATAGCGATATATTAAAACTTCTAGGGATTGAAACTTTCTGGTAAAAATGCTTGACATTTACAAAAATTATTAGTAATTTATTATTATAATTATCACACAATGTGATATGTAAACAAAATGCTTTGTATGGGCGATAATTCTAGTAGGACTAGGTTATCCATATCAAGGTAAGAATATAGGAGGACATATGTCCGTATTACTAAAGACACCAAAGTCTATAAAAGAAACAAGAGTAGCTGAAGCACCAAAAGAAGGTTATGAAGCTTACTTATACAAGTACACCAACCTCGATAATGGAAAAATGTATGTAGGTATCCATAAAGGAGACTACAACGATGGTTATACAAACTCATCAACCAATGAAGAGTTTAATGAGGCTTTGGCTAATCCCAATTCAAACTTCAGATATGAAGTTAAAGAATATGGTTCTTATTCTTTAATGACAGTTAGAGAGAATGATATCTTAACTATTGGAAGGGGGGAAAACAAAGACCTTTATTATAACAAGACCAATGGAGCTCCACAATTCAAAGTTCCTGACTTTGATGCGGTTGATACTTTAGTTAAGAGAGTTAAAAATGGTTATTATAAAGTAGTTAAAATGAAGAGAGCTGAGTTAGAAAAACTCAAATTTCTTCAAGTTAGAACAGAGGAACATCCTGAATTAAAAAAGGATATTGCTCAAAAAATAGATGAGGCTGCTGGTGATACTTCCAATTGTGAACCTATTATTATAATTGAAGGTAGAGGTCTTTATGGCGGAGATATAGGTGCAGATGGTACTCATACTAAAGATGGTGGATTACTATCTAAAAAGATGAAAAGTATGCCAGTAATAATCATACCTTTTAAGGACAACAAGCACTATTCTAATGTAGAGTTGAGAGCATTTTCTAATGAAATGAATGCTCCTGATGAAGTTCATAAGAATCCTGCTACAAAAGATGACTTGAAGAAGCAACTTCTGAATATGATTGTTGACTCTGAAGATGAAAGTGTATTAGATGACCCGAGTGTTAAGCCTTGGTTGGTTAATAAAATGCATATTACTAAATCAAAGGCAGTTGGATTAATAAAAAGTGCTAAGGCACAATACGCTAAAGATAAGGGCGTAGATGCTGATAAATACTTTCGTACATATAGTGATTCTGAGTTTAATAAATGGGTTAGAAAGTATGAGAATGGTAATCCAGATGGTATTGTCATACCAATCAACTCTAACTTTCTCAAGTACGACCAGATAATGCGTGATTTAGAAATGAACTTATTACGAGATAAGAAAGGTTTATTAATAGAACCTATTCAACCTGAAAAGAAAATGGTTACATTTCTTATTCGTCATAAGTCAAGTACTCATACTGATAGGTGGGATGATGCTTTAAGTAAAAACCTTAAATCATGGGTTTATCCATATTTAGCATTATTGGGTATGAAGCCTTTTATTGAAGTTCTTCCAAGTCAAGTATCAAGTGACTTGGGAATACTCAAATTCACTTCAAAGGACACAAAGAAAGCTGCTTAAAGACAATAACAAAAAGCCCCATGTTTAACGACATGGGGCATTTTTTAGGAGAAAAATATGAAAGAACTAACACCAGAACAAATAGAACATAATTGGAAGAAGTTAAGAGACATCATCCAAAATACTTTCGATGGAGAAAGACTTGAAAGTATGAACAAGATGTATGACTACTTCGAAGAAAGAATGTGTTTGGCACCTGCCAGTGGAAAGGAACATTTTCATAATGCTCATCCAGGTGGGTATGTGGAACATGTTCTACACATTGTAGAATTTGCTCAACAGATACATGGATTGTGGAGTAAGAACGGAGCTACGATGGATAACTTTACCATCGAAGAACTAGTATTTGCTGCTCTACATCATGACTTGGGTAAAGTCGGTGACTTATCAGAAGATAATTACATACATAATGATTCGGACTGGCATAGAAAGAATCAAGGTATGATTTATAAACATAATCCAGCATTACAATACATGACCGTTACTGATAGAGCATGTTGGATACTTCAACACTTTGGTGTCAAAATGACAGAGAATGAGTATATTGGGTTAAGATTGACAGATGGATTATATGAAGAGGCTAATAAGGGTTACTATATGAATTGGAGTAAAGACAATCAGTTGGCAACCAATATTGCTTATGTCTTACATCAAGCTGATATGATGGCTAGTAAGATTGAGTATGACGAATGGGCTAGAGGTGACCATGATATTAAAGCTCCAAAAGTAGAACTGAAAGAAAAGTCAGAACAATCAGCAACTGCCAATCAAGCATTTAAGGACTTATTTGGTGAATAAAATATGTAAACCTAACAAAACAGTTTTTTGTGATAAATCAAAACCATTACACGAGTTTGCCATAAATAAGAAAATGAAAGATGGTTATGATAATAGATGTAAGGAATGTCACAAAGAATATAAACGGAAAATGAGAATGAAAGACCCGTTTAAAGCTTATTGGCAGACTAAAATTAGTCGTATTTGTGAACATCAGTTTACAATTACACCGAATGATATACCTGGCGTAGAGGTTAAATATTTTACTAGTAAGCGTAACAAAAGAGAGTTTAGAACAATACAATATCCAAGTCATTGTCAATACTCTGGTATGAAACTAAATTGGTTTAACACGAATGATGAGCCTGATAGTCCATCTATTGATAGATGGGATAATAATAATGAATATGTTTTTGGTAATGTTTACATAGTTGCCAAGGGTGTTAATAGTATGAAAGGTTCTGCTTCTGTTGAAAAATGGGAAAAGATAATGAAAAACTTTGGTTGGAAAATTAATTGTACTTAGATTATTTCGACAAGTTTAAGAACCAAGAACCATATCTTCACATTGATGAAAAAGAATGGACTTACATAAAAGATACATTCGAGAAAGATGATGTAAAAGAATCTCTGGCAAAAGTAGCGATGGACTATCCTATGCCGACAATGGAGATGACCGAAGACAATTGCCGTAAGGATTTCAACAAGTTAAAAGGAACTTGGGTTTATGATATTCTGAGAGAAGGTGAGTGGTTTGGTAGAAGTGAAGATGGTTATGAATGGTCGTTAGATTACGAAGGTAAACAATGGTACTTTGCTAGAAATAATATCGGTAACAAAGCTTCTAACTACTTCCAACAAGAAAACAGATGGTCAGTAGATGGTTCAGTATCACCAGGTCCCAAACGGACTTGGGAGAACGAAAAGTTTATGACATCATTGATGGGTTCAGCATATAGTTTAAAACTACCAAAGATAGATAGGTCAGCATTAAGAGTAATGATTGGACTTCGTAAGTATATCTGTAGTCAATTCAAACCTAATGTAGCAAAAGCACTTTACGACCTATTCAAAGCAAAGAACATAATGGACTTTTCAATGGGATGGGGAGATAGGTTAGCTGGTTTCTTTGCTAGTCAGAATACTGAGTTGTATGTTGGTGTCGATCCTCGTAAAGAGAACCATCCGATTTACAGAGAACAGGCTGATTACTATGAAGGTCAACTTACGATGTTTGAAACGATGAAAAAGGTTGACTTCTATTGTGAGGCTGCTGAAGACTTTTACTATGATGGATATGAAGATACATTTGATGTTATCTTTACTTCACCACCTTATTTTAATGTGGAAAGATATAGTCACGATGACAATCAAAGTTGGGTTAGATACAAAGATATTGATGGATGGAACACTCAGTTCTTACAGAAAGCTCTTGATAATATGTTACCGACTTT